GAAGGTAGCAGGTGCGGTAGCATCAAAAGGTGGTAAGTTGAGGGGTGTTGGAGAGTTGATCCTGCCGCAGGAGGCATCGAAGTCAGGAATTGGGCATCTGTATCAGGAGGTAAGGCGTGATTTGAAGGGCAAGGTTGTTGGATACGGAAGTATTTGGTTAGAAAACGCAAAAAAAGCTCAACAAGCATACAAATTTCCAGGTGGTCCGAGATCAGAGATTAAAACATCCAAGATGGAATATCTGGGAGAGGTGGATTTAAGTGATTTTCAAAAAGATCCTTTCGACATCCCCGAAGGTGGAGGAGAAGAAAGGGGCAGAGAAGATTCGAGAAGAAGAGTAAAACGAAGATACGAAAGAACGAGCAACAAGCGTTTTGTCCAGAGTTTTGACGAAATTTCTATGGATTTGAATGACCAGATTGATCATGAGCAGTTACAAGAGGAAGAGTCTTTCTCTGAGGACTATGAAAATGAAGTAAGGGCAGGACAGTTGAGGGATGCTGGTGAGGTGGAATCTGGACATCCTTTTGATAGTGATGAGTATGGGCAGAAGATTAAGCGTTTAAGCCAAACGGCAAGGAAGTTATCGGACAAATTAGGAAAAAGCCATTGGTTGCAGGAACAGACAAAGAAACAGATCCAATCCCGTTCTCAGATGCTTCTGGAGCATCAGAATCAGCAATCCCAGAAGAAGCCTAGTCAGACGAAACAGAAAATAGTACAAGCAATTGATCTGGCAAAGGAATCTCCAAAGACTTCCAGTATAATTACAGGATTAAGTCGTTTCAGTGGTGCATTGGCAGGATTGGAGTTGGCAGATGCGAACCCATTCAATCCTCCGAAGTTAGGAGCACCTGGAATTGAGGAGTGGAAGAGGCAGGAAGAAGCCCGTAAGAAGAAACTGGTATCTCAATGAGCGCACCATCAGGCCGAGTTTATTCGGAATACGACAAGAAGTATCAGGCAAGTAGAGAGCAAGTCCAAAAGAGAGTTGCAAGGAATCGTAATCGGAGAAGGTGGTTGCGAGAAGGTAGGGCTAAGAAAGGTGACAGGAAGGATATTCATCATCGTGATGGAAATACAAAGAACAATTCAGGTGGCAATTTAAGTTCAATGGATCAATCAAAGAATAGATCAAAGAAAAAGGGGTAACATGACACCAGCGGCACAGATAATCATGGCAATAGTCAGAGGATCTTCAAGGTTTCTGACCCGTTCAGGAGGTTTTGGACGTATGATCCGATGGGGGTCACAAGGCGGTAAGCGAGTTGTAGGAAAGACAAAAGGTAAAGCGAAGGTCGCAGGTCGGGTTTCCAAGACTAAATCTGGGAAAGATGTTGTAATCAATCCAGAAGGAGGTCACACGTTTCTTGGAAAAGGTGATGCATCAAGATTACTGAAGGGTGCAAGGAATGTGTCGGTAGGTCGTAAGGTGTTTATTACGGGATCTGCGGCAACAGGAGGATATGCATTGGGATCTGCAAGCAAAGGCACAAAGAAATCCACTCCTGAGAAGACTCATACCGAAAAAGATCCAGGAAGGATGAAATTCAGTGCGGCTCCAGCTTTTAAACATCCAGAATTCGGTCACTTGGCAAAACCAAAGAAGTCTTCTGCACCTGCTAAGAAGTCACCTAAGAAGCAACCTTCAGCAAAGAAATCAGCAAAGAAATCATCTGGTAAGTTTTCCCAAGCATTTAAAGAGGCTTATGCAAAAGGAAAAGGGAAAGGGAAAGTATTTCCGTGGAAAGGCAAAAGTTATATAGCTTTGACTAAAGAAGATACGGGTGGTTTAACAATTGCTCAGTACAATAGGCGTGAGAAAAAGTTAAAAAAACTCAAAAAACATATGCCGAGTATTTTCAAGGGATAGGATGAGCAACAAATACCGTTCAGTCAAAAAGAAATTGATTTTACGGCAATTGCAATCGGATGTAGATAAAGCAGTTCCAGATAATTATTCAGGAGAGATACGGACTGATTCATGGAAAAACTACCAACAAGATGCAGACAAGTATTTTGAGGTTTTAGATAAACAACTGGACGTATTGCGGAATTTCAAGAAAAAGAGGAAACATCAGAAAAACCCTAACGAGATAGCGACAAGCTGATGAAGCAGGAACACGAAAAGCGTATCGGTCCCAGACGGGAGAAGTGGTTGGAGGAGTATTGCACTCATGGTGATGCTACTTTAGCGGCAAAGAACGCAGGATACAAATATCACACGGACACTGATTTCAGGAAGGAGGGAACCCGTCTCAAGAAAGCAATGGAATCCGAAATCACTCAGGAGATGGAAGGCCGAATGGGTGATAAGGGCCCAAGAGCATTAAGAGTCGTTGAGGAGTTGATGAAAAGTTCCAATTCTGATACAGTCCGTTTACAAGCCGCAAAGGATCTTCTGGATCGAAGTGGCTACAAACCAGTGGAGAGGATAGATGTTACTACAGAACAACGCTCAGTGGAAGAAATTGAATCACGAATTATCGGACTTGTGGGAGTCGATGCGGCTCAAGCACTCCTTGGGAAGAAAAAAGTTGAAGAAGAGATTATCCCTGTTGTGGACAAACCTGAAGAAGTCTCTCAGGCCATCAACTGATGGAACTTCAAAAGGTTGATGAAGCAGTAAGACTTGCAGAGGAGTTGCAGGAACGTAAGGAAATCAATAGGATAGACTTCTATGAACCGTACCCGTATCAAGAGCAATTTCACAAAGCACAAGATCTCTATGGTGGCAGAGCAAAGCAAAGACTCCTTATGGCGGCAAATAAAGTCGGGAAGACTTTTTCAGGTGCCGCAGAGTTGGCAATGCATCTTACAGGACGTTATCCGAAGTGGTGGTCAGGGCATAAGTTCTATTTGCCGATACGTGCTTGGGCGGCAGGAAACACATCAGGCAACACACGAGATATTGTCCAGAGCGAAATGCTGGGTGAACCAGGAGACCCCGAAGACTTTGGAAAAGGAGCATTGCCCAAAGATGTTATTATCTCTACAGACCGTTCACCAGGAATCCCTAATGCCATCAGTGCAGTGGTGGTCAAGCATATTTCTGGGAAGAATTCTAAACTGTTTTTTAAATCTTATGAGCAAGGAAAAGAGCAGTGGATGGGTTCAGCAGTGGATTGTGTTTGGTTGGATGAGGAACCCCCCCAACCGATATATTCTCAGGCTTTACGTGCTACCTTAAAATCCGCAGGATTGATATGGTTGACATTTACACCAGAGTCTGGAATGACCAACACGGTTGCGGCATTCATGAACGATCTCAAGAAGTCTCAGAACCTCTATCATGCAACTTGGGATGATGCCCCACACCTCACAGAAGATGCAAAAGAAGAGATCCTCTCTGCATTACCTCCTCATGAGAGGGATATGCGGAGCAAAGGAATTCCTGTCCTTGGTTCAGGATTGGTATTTCCAATTGATGAAGACTCAATCAAAGAGGAAGCATTTGCAATTCCAGAACATTGGTCGAAGATTGTTGGAATTGATTTCGGCTGGGATCATCCGTTTGCGGCAGTCTGGATTGCCCATGATCGGGATACGGACACAATCCATGTCTACGACACGTATCGGGTTTCTGCAACAACTCCAGTGGTCCATGCAGATGCGCTTAAAGCGAGGGGTGAGTGGATTCCAGTGGTATGGCCGCATGATGGTATGCAACACGACAAAGGTTCTGGAGAACCTCTGGCGAAACAGTATCGCAGGCTTGGGTGCAATATGTTGGGGAGTCATTTCACTAATTCAGACGGGGGCAACGCAGTTGAGCCAGGAATTCTCGACATGTTCATGCGTATGCAGTCTGGCAGATTTAAGGTCTTCAACCATCTTTCCGACTGGTTTTCTGAAATGCGGATGTACCACCGAAAAGATGGAAAGATCATCAAAGAACGTGATGACATCATGAGTGCAACAAGATATGCATCAATGTCAGTAAGATATGCATCTTCTTTGAAGTTTGAACCCAGAGTTGAGACAGCATTGGGTACTGCGGATACCGACTATACTTACTTCAACTGATTATGGATTTAGATAGACTTAGATCACGATCCCGTTTGATGAAGAAACGCTTGAGTCGTAGACGTAGTGAGGCAGGTGCGGCATTAGGAGCATCTCAATCTGCATTTGGTGTTTATGAGAAAGAATTTGGAGAAGCTGAAGTTGCACATGGTGCATTGAAGACAGCATCTGAGAAATATAAGGATGTTTATGGAGCATCCAAGAAAAGTGCATTGAAGACTTTTCAAACAACTGCCACAGGTCAAAAAATTGAAAGTATAGGTAAAAAATACGGGATGAGTGATCTTT